AACGGTCCCATGTTTTCGCGGAGTTTCTTGGCAAAGAGTTGCCAGTCCCGCTTTGACACGACTGGATTTGGTTTCGGGAGGTGTTCATCTTCGAACGTGAGCGTCAAGAAAGACGCCTTTGTAATTTCGCCTGCAACGTAGTTCAGGCTGTGATCGCGGGTCAGAGCGAGCTCGTGCATACCGCGCACCCCCCATTGTCGTTTGTACTCTGCCCGGCAGCCTATGCATTGGCCGCACGAGACAGTGATTAGGCCTTTCCAGGCAGCGCGCGAAGAGGGGTTGAGCCGTAATAGCCCCCTCTCCGCGCGATAGCCGTACCTCGGGTGGAAGCATGGCATTAAAGCCTGACACCACCCCTTGGAAGGCCTGAGCGGCTGTTTTTGGGATGAGACCCGGATGTTCTTCGAAAAAGTTTCTTCGATTTCCGCTTGCTCATCTTTCTTCGTCGCATTTAGATGCTCCTTTGTTTGTTTTGTTGTGACAGGAACTTACAGATTCCTGTCACTTGTTCCAGTTCTATCGAGTGATGAACTGGAACGTGTTTATTCGCCCCCTTGGACAGAGCCATCGGGTTGCGGCGTTGGCACGCTTATTGCCTCAGCCTTCTGCTTCGGCTTTGGGGCCAGTAGCCCCAGTTCGACGCATTTGTCGAAGTTGTCCGGGTTATCGATGTAGGGCAAGAATTTGCCCACATCGTGATCGCAGAGTTTTCGAATTTCTGCGGGTAGCTCCATGAAGGAGCTCTTGGCATCGGCGACGATGTTTAGCGCCTCGGCCAGGTCGGGGACTCCGCTGATATCGCGGAATTCGCCGAGGTCTCGGCTGATATGAGTTAGCTCCCCGGTTTTAGTAAACATCTTGATGATGTTGTTGATGTTGCAATGCGGTTCCTCCGATTGCTTAGTGCGTGACACGCCCCAGTCTGTGGGACCTTCGACTGCGTCGGTGTCCCCTATTCGCATGCTCATTAGTTTCCTCCGCGGGGATATCCCGCTGCGTTTTTAGCTCCTCCTCGAGCGCTTCCTCCTGTGAGGAAACCTCGCGATAGGAGTCCAGCGGCGATAAGCCCCTGAATGATTGTTTGGGCAGAGTCCTGCCACGGTTGTAGTTTTGCTGCAGCTTGCCCGGATGCGCTACCTGCGACCGAGGCATGCACGCTTGCTGGGATGATTCCCATCATGGATACGACACCGTCGTAATCCATTTTCTTTTTTGCCGATTCTGTAAGCCGAGTTTCGGCTTGCATCTTTGCTGACGATGCCGTGTTCACTGTGATATCAGATCGTAGTTTGTCGATCGCTACGGCAATTTGCCCGCGTTCGACTTTTTGCTTTTTTCGTGTTGCCTTTCCTTCCTGACCCCTCATCAGGTTTCCCCCGAGATCGGGGAGTTTTGCGGCTTGTGGTGACGCCATTGAAGGCGCTCCGCCTGCGGAAAGTATTGGATTGAGCCCTGCGGCTCTTAGGTCGTCTACCTCCCATTGATGACGATTTTTCATCATCCGTTTTTGGCGCGACCAGGCGAGATCGCCTTCTGCCTTCGCGGCGCCCCAGCCGATTGCGCTTCCCCAAATCGACATTATAGGCGCGTCAGACCGGGTGTATTGTGTACCGGCATGACCCTTGTTGTTTTGTTTGCGAACCAAATGTCCACCAGCAGGTGGGGTTCGTCCACCACCGTCACTACGCGATCGATTGGTGGATTGTCCTGAATGAACGCATCATTCAGGGTGAGTTGAGTGGTGAACTCTTCGGCAAGATGCCAGTACGCCACCGTTGTATCGGCGTTCGGCCGCATAATCGATGTACACATCGAATTGCCGTATTTGTATTCGCTGAAGCGTTCTTGGTAGCCCCAGACGCCCAGCGGTCCGAAGTCGTCGACGTCGACATTCGACACGAAGATCTCGCGGTTATAAACCGGCTGTTCCCCAAGATGCATGAGGGCCGGTTCCGCGAAGTCGTAGCGTGTCAGTCGACTCCAGTGCCGCTGAACGCCTTCGAAGTAGGTGTAATCGGTTCTCAGATTGATGAGACCCAGCACATACCCGTGTTCGGTAAAGGAATGTGTGAAGCCTCCGACTGACCCGTTTGCGTTACCGAAACCAGATAGGTCGCCGATGTTGATGCTATTGGCCGCGTTAAACGCGGTCGCTGGGACAGGAGTCACACTGACGTTCGTGGACCCTCCGCCAAGGTACTCGGGACGCTGCAGTCGTGCGTCCGCGGAGGTGACTCCGAACCGAGCTTTGATCTGCTCGGGGTGCCTTGTTCCCCCTCGAGCGTCGAGCTCCAGCAGCTGTTGAATCGCTATTGATTGCCGGAGTTGATTGATTGTGTTGGCCTGTGCGGTAGATAGATCCGCCTCAAGGCCTGTAACTGAGCCGAACCTCAGTTCTTCGACCTGGTCGAGCAAATCGGGCGAGCCCTCTTGCGAGACCCCGGCGGCGCCGTTGATCTCGATCCTTGACTCGTTCGCACTTTCGTCCTCGAGCAGGATGCTTACGCCAGTTGATGTAACGGGGACCACACCGGAAATGATTCCCGGAGTTAGACCGTCCCCAGGTCGTTGTGGCCAGGGCAGACATCCGGTCAGATAGTCCTTGCGCCGGCCACGTTTTTTAATGACGTAGTCTGCTTCTGTCGAATCCGCGTCGTCAATGTCGACGACGATCGAGTCTTGAAGATTTGTGTCTCGGAAATAGTCATTCCACACGAGGTTGTATCCTCGGAATGGAAGAGCTGAGACCTTCATGGCCAGGGCGTTCAACGGAAGCCCCATGAAGTCCGCAAGCTTATTGAGCCCGGTTGCGATCCCGCCGCCGATGTCGATTTGCGGGATTGTGTAGGTTGTCGTGTCCCCGGGATTGATTTTTTCTCCTTGAAACTTCGCCCAGTTTTCCCACACCAGCCGGTGGGGAATGAAGAAAAAGAACGTCGACACGATTAGATTGTCCAAGAAGGGTTTCAGTGGTGTTGCGAGCCAGCCCATCAGGTTGGCTCGCAGTTGGAAGGTGTCTCCAGGGAGCACTTCATCGACGAGAATCGGATACAAGAATCCGCCGTCGATTGCTGTGATCGTTCGCGATGGCCTCGAGAACGTAGACCGCTCCCGCGTGACTGACGATTCCGCCACCGCGAACGAATGTTGGTGTTTAGAGAAAGATTTGGAAGTGTTCTGATTTTTAATCATCTCGGAGTTGTTTCCTTTAGTTCCGGAGGTCGTCCGCCTAGACCGAACGGCACGACCTCTTTCAGTGTAATTGCGTTGCAGATGTGTTTTGGAGATGTTTCGAGGGTTGTGGTTCCCTCGTTTTGATCGAACTGGCCGAGATAGAAGAGACTGTAATCCTCCGACCAGCGGTTGAATTGTCCTTCCTTGTTTACGGCCGTCGCGAATTCGCGCCTTGCGGTTTCGATGTTTGCAGAGAAGAACGGTTGCAGGTACGCCTCGGCTTTCGAGTCGTGAATTGTGAACATGCTGAGTAGTGCGTTCATGGTTTGTATTCCTTTATGTTTGTTCTGTTTCAGAGTGGAAGATTGGGTGTTTTCAGTATTGTTATTACGATGTCCAGTGTTTCATTGATTGAGTACTGTATGATCGTTAGTAGTTTAATTATTGATTCCATTTATCCCTCTGTTTTTGCCCGTATAGGGCTGTGAATACTTTTTTTCTGACGGCTAGCCGTGCAGGTGAATTGTCCTCCTCGTATTTTTTGCCGTTCAGTTCTCTCTGCTTTTTTACTTCCTCCCATTCGGAAGGGAAGTGCTTTGCGTACCACCGATCGTAGTAGTCCGGTGGTGACGCTTCGACTCCGTTGACGATCACGGAGTCTGCCGGGTAGACCTCTTTATGGTATTTTTCGATCCAGCCGTGCCCCAGGCCATAGCCTGTTACCGAGTCGCCACTGTTGTCTCCTCGAGACATGAGTGCGAACTCGGGCGCCTGCTCGTAGATTTCCCCGGTTGTTTTATTTAGACGGCGGTAGTGGCCCGCGGCCAACTCGCCGTTGACCCGTTTCTGTATATACCCAGCGACGTAGCTTACGCTGTGAAACGAGACGTCTCCGATTGTTGAGAAACCGTGCGGCCATGCCTTGTCCAATTCGGTGGAAGTGAAGAGCGTATTGCCCTGCTCGTTTTTCTTGTAGTATTTTCGATCTCGATCGAAGTCGATCCCGAATATGACGGCATGATAATGTGGCCGTTCGGTGTGTTTACCGGAGCCGTATTCTCCGCACATGAGGAACCGGAACGGTCCCATGTTTTCGCGGAGTTTCTTGGCAAAGAGTTGCCAGTCCCGCTTTGACACGACTGGATTTGGTTTCGGGAGGTGTTCATCTTCGAACGTGAGCGTCAAGAAAGACGCCTTTGTAATTTCGCCTGCAACGTAGTTC